CTGTAAAGCATATATCTGCATCATTGGAGAATCCGGCATGAAGTCTAAGTCATCGATAGCTTTAGCTACGACTGCTTGTACCAAATGATGTGAGTCAGAGAATAGTTGTTGATGTACAAGGTCTTGGTAGATGGTAGACAAAAATACTGTCTTACCCCGTCTCATAGACACTCCTGCATCATCTCGTGCAGAGGGGTTATTACCGCTCATGAGTGGCATAGCCCTTGCCACTTCACGTCTCGCGTAAAACAGTATGTCTTCGGGTATTTCTGTGGCGTAAATGTATTCTGCGCCTGTAGGCTTCTTTATGTGTTCTACTTTCATCTTGTATCTCCATGAAAAAGAGGGCGACCCAAGAGCCGCCCCCTTCACAGTTGGCAACAACTAAGGAGTGTACCCTACAAAGCCCAAAAGGACATCAAAAGACTTCGTAGGGTATACACAGTTTTAGCACCAGTGTTTTGTGTTTGTCAAGCCACCGCACACATTCTTTTTCGGTTCGGCCAACATACAGTGCAACCCAGCGCGGATAGTCAACACACTGCTTTGACTTCACTGACTGTCGTGTAGTTTCACCAATGCGGACAGACGACACTGCAGCGACAACCTCGTGTCTGCCATCCTTAGACTTGACGTAGGGTAACAGATCGTCACCCCGATACTTAAATACTTTGATCTTCACCACTTTCCTCGTCTAGTACTTCGATGTAAACGTCGATAGCTTCACGGATTAGGTCAGCAACTGCGACCTGTTCACGACTAACCTTCTGCATGTCGTGTGCGTGTTTGCTTAGTTTGTCGTATTGATCTTGTTTCATCAGTAGATTGTAAGTTTTCGTAGGCTCAAGAATCTTGTTGGGTCTTGGCATCGCGTGTTTCCTTTGTCAGTCTTTTGTCTTCCTTGTCCCTACGTTTGTCGGGGACAACCTGCTTACCTAACCTTCGTAACTGTTTAGCTATAGGATTGATTTTACTAATCTTTTTCATAACTGGGTTTCCCCTACAGGTTACTCTCTTAATGGGGTAGCGGATTTGTCAACTGTCGTCAAGCGAAAAATTGTCGTTGACAGGGTTTCCTGTGTCGATTACTGTTCGGCCAAGTCTTTGACGATAGGAGAAGCAAATGAAGTCACCAAGCTGGCTGGCGGGGCATGTCGAATCATTAGACATTCCGCCCATGACGACGGCAAGATACGACTGCCCTGTCTGTGCCAAGAAGAATACATTCAGTGTCACTGATGATGGTATGCAACGGCTGTGGTATTGTTTCCATGCCGACTGCAATGTTAGAGGGCGCACAGGCGTCACACTGGATAAAAACCATGCAGCTAACGTCTTCAAGAAGGCTGCACCCAAACCTACTCCCAAGCCAACAGATAGTCTGTTTGAGATACCCCACACGTTTGTGCAAGTGTCCCGCAGTCAAGACGCAGAGTTGTATCTGCGAAAGGTGGGCTGCTACGAAGCCTACTTGGCGAACAGGGTAGACATCCGATACGACATAAAAAAGGATCGCGCTGTGTTTCTTGTGAAGAAGCGGGGTGTGGTTGTCGATGCCGTGGGTAGGCTAATCAACGGCACTGGACCTAAGTGGTATAGGTATTCAAGCAGTAAGCAGCCATTCGTCTGTGGAGAACACACTGTTGCTGTACTCGTGGAAGACTGTGCCAGTGCTTGCAGTTGTTCGAATGTAGCTACGGGTGTTGCCCTGCTGGGGACCAATCTTTTGCAGGAGCATATAGACGCACTGCGTAAATACGACAGGGTGATCGTTGCACTTGACAAGGATGCCACAGACAAGGCAATAGAAATAGTGAGAGTGCTGTCGCAGTCGGGCGTATCCGCCAAGCTGGCAGTGTTAAGTAACGACTTGAAAAATATGGAAAAGGACGAACGGGATGAATTCTTACGACGCCAAGTCAACCGATAAACAGATACTCGGCTTCTGTCTAAGTAGTGAGTTCTTTGGCAAAGTAGCTAACGTGGTGAGCCGCGATATGTTTTCGCGGGAGATGAAGGACGTGTTCGACGTCATATCCTTCTGTCATACAAAGTACGCCAAGGACTTGACGGTAGGGGAGTTGTCTGTCCTCTTCGATGATCGCAACCCTGCCATGCCGGACAGCACACGAGAGAAGGCACAGGAGTTAATAGCCGAATTGTCTCCCGGCAATCCGGACAATGTAGACCTGCACATGGACTTGGTGAACAGCTTTTGGCTGCGCGACAGGGCACGGCAGATAGGCGAGAAGGCCATCGAAATATTTACTGGCGACAGCGAGGAGTTCGGTGAACTTCGCCGTATGATCGAAACAGTAGAAGATGGCAGGATCAGCGACAAGACTACTTACTCTGAAGTCACAGAAGGTCTGATCGAACTACTAGAAGATCATGGAGGTCCACCCGACTTCCCTTTCGAATTCGATCTAATCAGTGAGAAGATTGATGGCTTAGATCGCGGTAACCTCGGCATAATCTTCGCAAGGCCCGAATCCGGAAAGACTACTTTCTGCTGTTTCTTGGCTGCATCCTACATACGGCAGAAGTTCAAGGTATTGTACTGGGCCAACGAGGAGCGGGCGGAGAAGATCAAAATACGCCTGTGTCAAAGTTACTTCGGCGTCACCCGTGCGGAACTGCAAGAAAACATACAGCGGTACAACGAACGGTACGTCGTAGAGATAGAGCCGTACTTCCGGATCATGCGGTCTGTGGGCACATCTATGGAAGAGGCCGACGAGTTTATCAAACTGAACAAGCCGGACGTCATCTTCATGGATCAGCTAGATAAGTTCCGCATCAAGGGCGAGTACAGTCGTGGCGACGAGAAGCTGAAGGAGATATATGTCAACGCACGGGAGATTGCCAAGCGCAACGATGCCTTGATATGGGCCGTGTGCCAAGCATCGTACGAAGCAGAGGATCGTCAGTTTATCGACTTCTCAATGATGGACAACTCTCGTACTGGTAAGGCAGGAGAGGCTGACATCATTATGGGTATTGCTAAGACAGGTGGTAGTGATATTGAAAACACGCTGCGTGTGCTATGCATATCCAAGAACAAGCTGAACGGATGGCACGGACCTATCAATACGCATATCGATGTTCATAAGGGGGTGTACTACTGATGTGGAGTTTAATTATGCTTGTATTGGGTCTGAAGATGATGGGCGACGGTGAGCCTGTTACTACTGTACTGGGTGCAGCTATATTGCTATCAGCATTGGCATCGGGGTGATTACTATGAATGTTCTTACATTTGACGTTGAGACGACACACGTTGAAAAGACAGGCGGCGGCTACACGCCACTGCCCTACTTCGGCAATCGTCTAGTCTCTATAGGTTACAAATGGATTGGAAGTCGTGTAGCCTATGACTGTTACTATCATTCGACGGAGCCAAAGACGCCCGGTGCTGAAGAGGGTTTCCAAAAGGCACTCAATCATGCTGACATACTGGTAGGGCACAACATCAAGTTTGATTTAACGTGGGCAAGGGAGTGTGGTTTTGTTTACGATGGTAAAGTCTATGATACGATGGTGGGTGAATATATACTCGCCAAAGCGCAGCGTTGGCCTCTTGGACTTGCTGCTCTTGCAGAAAAGTATGACGTTACAAAAAAGGAGAAAGACCTTGTATCGCCGTACCTTGAGAAGGGCGACACGTTCTATGACATACCGTGGGAGATACTAAAAGAGTACGGCATCGCTGATGTCATGGCTACAGAAGAGATAGCCCTAAAACAGTTAGAAGCCTTTGGCACAACATTTGAGGAGATTTGCAGTGAGCCTACTAGAGACACTGAAGCTGTCGCTTGAGATGACAGACGTCCTGTCCCGCATCGAACGGAACGGACTACGAATAAACTTGGACACACTAGAAGAGATTGAAGATCAGTACCGCCAAGAACTACTGATCTTAGAGGGCGAGTTGCAGAGCATGGCACAAGAAGCTATGGGCGACACGCCGGTCAGCTTGACCAGTCCCGACGACAGATCGAAGCTTCTCTATTCTCGTAAAGTAAAAGACAAGAACGTGTGGGGACGTCTGTTCAACCTCGGCATGGAGCGGCGGGGTGCCACTATGAAGCCGAAGCAGAGGCCGCGCATGTCCGGCAAAGAGTTTAGGACCAACGTGTCGATGAACACAGAAGTCCTGTACAAGACCGAAGCAGAACAGTGCGCGACGTGTTTGGGACATGGCCGTGTCCGCCCTGTTCGCAAGGACGGCACCCCAAGCAAGGCTCTGCGTGTCTGTAAAGCGTGTGGCGGTGAGGGTGTGATCTACAAGCCAACCAGTGAGGTGGCTGGGTTCAAGATCATTCCGCGCAGTGTGCGTGATGTTGCATCCGCTGGCTTCCGCACGGACAAGGAAACACTTGAAGAGATGTCGAGCAGCCTGTCGGGTGACGCTCGTCTGTTTGCGGAGAAGTATATAAGATACAATGCTTTACGCACCTACCTTAACACTTTCGTAGAGGGTATGAAAAACAATGTCGATGATCACGGGTTCATCCATCCGGAATTCATGCAGTGTGTTACGGCGACGGGTCGCCTTTCGTCTCGCAATCCGAATTTCCAAAATATGCCACGCGGCAACACTTTCGAAATCCGCAAGGTGGTCGAAAGTCGTTTTGACGGTGGACAGATTATTGAGGGAGACTACTCGCAACTAGAGTTTCGGGTAGCTGGTTTCCTTGCCAAGGATGGGCAAGCATACGCTGACGTCGAGGACGGCACGGATGTACACAGCTACACTGCGTCGATCATTGGGTGTTCACGGCAAGAAGCCAAGGCACACACCTTCAAGCCTCTGTATGGCGGCACCACAGGTACACCGGAACAGCAGAACTACTACCGTGCATTCAAAGAGAAATACGAACAGGTCACAGAATGGCACGACGCGCTGCAGAGAGAGGCAGTAGAGAAAAGGGTTATCACCCTACCGTCGGGGCGACAGTACGCCTTCCCCGACGCTCGTTGGACGAAGTACGGTACAGCCACACACAGGACGTCGATCTGTAACTATCCGGTGCAGGGATTCGCTACGGCAGACCTGCTTCCCATCGCACTGGTTGCGCTTGAGAAGGCGGTGCGTGACTCCGGCATCAAGAGTGTCATATGCAATACAGTACACGATTCGATTGTGATGGATGCTCACCCGGATGAAATCGATATTTGTGTGGACCTAATGAAACATGCCATGTTGTCCCTTCCCTTTGAAACAATGAGAAGATATGGCATCGGCTACGATATGCCTGTAGGAATAGAGATCAAAGCAGGCAAAAACTGGCTTGACTTAGACGTTGTATATGGATAAGATCAATCTACCACCCTTCATGAAAAGGAGTTTAGGAACATGACTGGGACAGAACTTATGGAACTTGATGACTTCGGCGCTATGGCGCAGGCTTTCCGGAATGACGACGTTGAGTCGTTGATGGAGATGACTGGGCAGGGTGCTGTTCAAGAACGTGTCGGGCTTCCCCGACTAAATATCAACTACGATACAGAGACTGATGATGGTCGGCCTCTTGTTCGCGGAACTTGGAAGATTTTCCACAACGGCGAGATGATCTACGCGGATGACGTCACGGTGCGTCCGCTTCTTCGTACCTTTGAGTACAGCCTGTGGGATGCAGAGATGAACGAAGGTAGGGGTGGCTTTGCCTCTAAGTCTGTGCAGAAGACCTCGTTCGGTGGGCAGTTCCCCGATAGTGCTGGCGGCAACAAGTGTGGCCGCTTGACTCGTGACGAGGAGAACGGACTCGACAAGGACGATCCGGCGTACATCAACTCTCGTGCCGTAGTATGTAATCAAGTCATCTACGGACGTATCACTGGCGAATTCAAAAATGCTGACGGCAATGTCGTGGCTATGGAGAACGAGCCTATGATTGCGTACTTCAAGCGTTCGGGCTTCAAACCAATCTCTGACTTTATCGATGGGCTTACCAAAAAGAATAAGCTTATGGCACAGGTCGAGATGAAGCTTTCGACTATGAAGAATAAGAAGGGGAGCGTCACTTACTGGACCCCTGTCGCACAGATGGGCGAAACAGTAAGTATCTCTGACGATGACAAAGACCTGTTCGGCTTGTTTGCTGATACGGTCAAGGGGCATAACGACACGGTTATGAACGAGCATCGTGAAGCAGTGAAGACGATTGTATCCGACAAGGACGTCGATCTTGCTGCGGAGTTTGGTGATGCTAACGCTGCTTAGTATCCAAGACTTCATGTCTAAAGCGCTGCGGGGGGACACTGATGTTCCCCCGTCAGTACTTGAGGAGTTTGCAGAAGACTGCCGCGCTGCCACCGCAGATCAGCTATCTCGTAAGAAGCGGGAGTGGCGGATACGCATGTCGGGCTTGGGCAGGCCCGTGTGTCAGCAGATACTTGACAAGCAGGGCGTGGAAGAGTCCATGTCCTACAATACTCTTTTCCGATTTTTATTTGGTGACATAACCGAATCCATCGTCATGTTGATTATGAAAGAGGCTGGCGTTGACATCGTAGACTATCAGCGTCCTGTCAGCTTAGACTTGGACGGTGTGACTGTGAACGGAACACTCGACGTAATCATCCGCGACGAGGCGGGTGTAGAGAAGGTGTGGGATATCAAGTCAGCAAGTGACTACGCATACAAGTCTAAGTTCACTGGTTTTGAAGGCTACGAGGGTATAAAGAAGGATGATCCATTCGGATATGTTATGCAGGGCTTTCTGTACGCAGAAGCGGCGGGTATGCCCTTCGGTGGTTGGATAGTCGTAAACAAGTCTAGTGGCGAAGTTGCCTGTGTCGATGTGCCGGACTGGTGTCAAGAAGACAAAGAAGAATATCTAGCCGAAGCCAAGAGACGTGTCAAACTTTTGACAGACCCTAACGTCAAACCTTTGAAGCCTTTCCCCGATACGTTCGAAACGTACAAGCGAAAGGGTGAGGTGATACGCACAGGGAACAAGGTGCTGGCAAAAGAGTGCAACCTGTGTGGCTTCCGACATCACTGTTGGCCGAATGCTGAACTGCATCCCAAGGTGACATCGGCTGCTAAGAACCCGCCAAAGGTTTGGTATACACGTCTCAAAAAGAAGGAGATGTAATGTGCCATTCGTATTTATTCGGGACTACTCCGAAGAACTCTTAGAACTGAATGACAAAGTACATCACGTACTTATAGAATCCGTCAAGAAGATTGGCGGTGGTAGGAAAGCTGTGCGCTTGCGTCAAGATCACAGGAGCCTGCCGCTGACTTTGATGAACGACTATACTGATCTTGGTCACTTCGATGCCGCGACAGAGAAGCGTGATATACTACAAATAGAGAATGACATCCAAAATATCAGTAGGCTTTCACAATCCGGAGTTATTGTATGCGTCCCTTTGAAGCCCTTGACAGACGAACTGAGTTACCTAGAAAAACTATCCCCAAGGGTAGCGGGGTACGTGCTAAAAAGGCTGGGATCAATAGGAATGAATCTATGAGAAAGTCTTCAGCAAAGAAGGCAGGATTTCGTTCTAACTTTGAGTTAGGCATAGCGAGATCATTGAAGAAGCGGGAAGTGCCGTACGAGTACGAGAACATAAAGCTTACGTACGTGCCCAAGCCCCGTACATATACTCCCGACTTTTACCTTCCGGATCAGAAGATGTTCATCGAAGTGAAAGGCTACTTCGATAAAGGTGACAGAGTTAAGATGCAGCTAATCAAGGAACAGTACCCGGATCACGACATCCGTATAGTGTTCTTGAATGCAAGGAATAAGATATACAAAGGCAGTAAAACGACGTACGGTGCTTGGGCTGATCGTCACGGATTTAAGTGGGCAGAGGGTTCTATCCCAGAGGAGTGGTACAAAGATGACTGATAAAGAGACAGATTTTGAAGGTACACTAGAGGCAGCAAGTCTTCTGCCCGACAGGTACTATATCGTCGTACGAGATTCCGAAGAAGAGGGAACTCTGAAGATGACGGCTTACGATACGACACAGGAAGAGGAAGACGACGAGTACATCCCTGCCGGTGCTATCCT